GAAGACGAAAGTCAGGGGACACAACCCCGAATCGAGATAAGAGGAGCTCTACGTAGCGGGTTCCTCCACGGGCGTCGAGCTCCAAGGCCTGCTGCAAAGTAATAGAAGCGCGCCAGGCGTTCACGGTAGCGGCCGTAGCCGCGGAAAGATCTGCAGCGAGAGACGTGGTGCCGATGAATTTGATGAGCTCTGGATTGGTGAACGCGCCGGAACCGTTGTTCACGTTAAGGGAAGTGGTGAAGCCAAAGTCGCCAGTTTCGCCAGAAGTGATACCACCAAGCTGGGTGGTCACGTTAGCGTTGGTACCGAAGACGGGAGCGGAAGTCCCAAGAGGAATGGTAACGGCGGTGCCTTTTTGGGGCCAGGGAAGGCCAGACGTGAAATAGTCTTTACGACGATTTCTGTCCTTGAGAACGTATACGGTGGCATCGGCAGAATCGCCGGTAGCGACGGTCACAGAAGATTGAGAATTTTCGTCACGGTACCAGTCGTTCCAGATTTTATTGTAGGCGCGAAGAGGAAGAGCGATGGGCATTCGCGCTTGCGGGACAGAAGCGATTTTGGTTGGTAAACCAAAATAATCGAAAATCGAAAGTTCAGAGAAACCTGCTGCGTGAGTTACCGCGGAAAGAGCGGGAACTTCGTAAGCAACAGAGTCTCCAGGATTGTCTTGAGCTCCTTGAAAGCGTTCCCAGTTTTGCCAAATGAGACGGTTAGGAACGAAGAAAGCGTGAATATCGAAATACACACAATCCATGTACGGAAAGATAGGAGTCGAAAGACGAAGAAGAGCCTTGAAGCTCATGTTCACGGTATCGCCGGGAAGAATTGGCTCCCACATCAGAGGATAAATTTTTCCTTCGTTGATGGTGGTTTTATGAGAGAAAGAGCGATCAAAAGCCGTCCGTGGCGCAGAGACGGTTTGGGCTTTGGCAAACTGCCCTTGTCGAACATGACCAGTTGTATTTACACGAAAGCCCATAAATCTCCTTTATTTAATTGCGGGGCGAAAATTGTTTGTCTTCCGAATGCATTTCCTTCGGAGAAGAGTTGCGAAGAACGTTGCGAGCGAGAGCGTGGCATTTTTTTGAAGGCGTGATATCGCCGGTGATTTTGTCGAAGTCTGCGAGCTCGTGTAGCTCGAAATCGTCAGGATAGAGAGCGAGCTGAGAGTTAGATTCGTTAACGACGCGGTCAAATTGCCGGATCGCGTTCACGTGATGCTCCTCTTGGACGATGTTCATGTAGGCCTTCGCTTTAGAATCGTATATTGCAAATAATTTCATATTTCCCTTTTTAAGCAATTTTTTATTTTAGATTCATGGACACGTTCACGTGTCTCAAGTCGGGTGTCAGTGGACTCCGGGTCACTGAAGAAGTCAAGACCTTCTTGACGTTTTTTTTTTATTTTTTCAAAGAGGATTGGATCTCCTCGTTCGAGGAGCTTATCGAAATATTTGGGGGGTAGAGATGGTGGACGCCCAATGTCGGGTATGACTTGGTCTGCTGGATAGATATCGTCGGCAAATTCCTCGAAATAAGCTGAGGCTATTCCGGGATTGCGCGACATGGTTATGAATTCGGGTTTGCGGCCTTTGTAATGGAGCTTTCCGGCGGAGCCGGTAATTTTTTTTAGCGCATAACGCGCCGTGTAGGCCGCATTGTCAAATGCGAATTCTTGGATGGTACAACGGCCTTTTTTCCAAAGTTTGGTAAGAAGAGGGCTTTCCCACTGCGGAAAGCCAGATCTGGAGTCTTCGATCGGCTGCCGATCTTTATCGAAAGCCTGTCCGAAGAGTATCATGTGATGATGAGGACGGCCGTTTTTTTCACCGTATTCTCCGCATTGAAAGAAGCGGAGCGGGTGAGGAGAGAAGTGTTTACGAAGACGTTTCATGAAAAGCTGGATGTCTTCGAGAACAAGAGTTGGAAGCCCATTCGGGAGTCTAGGGAGGTTTTTATCGTCATAGGTAAGCGTAAGAAAGGAAGATCGATCGTGGCACCGAGATTCCTTCACGAGCCGAACAGCCCACTGCCGAGAGCGTTCAAGACGGCAACCAACACATTGGCCGCAGGGAATCGGGACCATCGATTCTCCTCGTGCGGGATGGGCAAGACGTTTTTCCCAGATGACCTGGTTTTTACCCGAAGGAAGCTTCCGTAGGATAGCGGTCCGCGGTTTGTAACAGGGCATTAGAGTCTAATGCCGCCTCGCGAGACCGTTTTAAGATTTTTTGGGTGAACTTTCGACCCACGGCGAAAGTTTTTTTTGTTAGCCCTACGGGACATGATTTTTCGTTTCATTGGAACCTCCAAATTGTTGACCAAAGAACTGGAACAAGAAAGACACTTTCTTCATTCTGCCACCTAAAGGTGTCAGTTGGAACAGTTACTACAAGGGGGGCACTGTTCCATAAGGGGACTTGCTGCGCGGTCCCCTAACACCCCTACTGCTCGAGCCGGGGGCTCCGATCGCGATAAATCGCTCCAAAGTTATCGGTGCCCGATACCTTTTTTTTAGGCAAAAGAGAGTTGACAAGGCATGCCAGTTTCGGAGTTTTTCGCGATGCTCAAGTTTCCGAGTTTGGCTTGCCAGAGTCATTTTACTTTTTGCCTTTACTGCCTGGGGCAGTGTTTTTAGCTCCTGGCGCTTCGCTGGGAGCATTTTTCCCATCGTCTTCGATGGGGGGTACACTACCGCGCCCTTGCGGGCTTGGTTGGGTCCCTGGAGCCGAATTTTCGGGTACGAAAGATTCGTCTTCAGGGACCTTATTGAGAAGACCGTGTTTCGCGAAGAGCTCGCGAGTAGCGAATTGAAGATTCCGAGGGTCATGGTCAAGTTCTCGCCTGAAAGCGAGAGGGAGAGTGTCAAACATTTCTTTTGCATGTTCGACGATTGCGAAGGCGTCTTGGTAGTTAGCCGCGGGAATTATTTCCTCGCTATAAATTTCTTGACGCCTTTTGAGCCAAGAAGGTGGCTGCATTCCGCGTTGTGCGCGGGAGACGATCTCATTGATATCGACGTCGTTTTTGAATTCCTGAGATACAGCGGCTTCGGGATCGAAGGGCTGCTCAGGGAGAGTTACGCGGTGCTGAGGAGAATAGGCCGAACGGATTTTTTTCTTCATTTTATTTCCCAAGTGCTTTGTTGAGGATGAGAGAGCTGGCATCACGAACAGAGTTTTTGAGCCGCTGGTAAAGAGAAGTGTCTTCGCGCTCTTTTGCGGTAGAGCCAGCGAGACCTGATTTCTCGAGTATGGTGTTCGAAAGATAGTCGTATTTGGATTTTTGCTGAGAAAAAACCGATTCGGCGTGGATTTTCCGAAGAGAGTCGCCGAAAGATTTCGTCGCAAGATTTACATCTATTTCGCCTTTCTCATTTTCAAGGCCAGCTTTTTTCAATTGCTGGCCAAGAAAGGCTGCCTGGAAAGAATTGTCTATAGCTTTTTTATCGACGTCCTTTGCCGTCGATTCAGATTGCACCGCGAGAAGCTTCGCTTGATTTATTTGAGTTTGAAGAGAGGTAAGAGAAGAGAGAGTTGATGCGGTGGAAGTTGCTGCGTCGACTCCGACTTTAGCGGAATTCTCCTGATGAGGGGCCTGCATGGTGGCGGAAGCGCCGCCAGGGCTAGAAGCCCCGGCGCCGCCTGTAGCCGACAAGATAGGATTAAGACCAGCGGCGTAAAGGTCCTTTACTTCCCGCTGGTGGGCCGTGTTGGACATGCGTTCTTGAAAGGCCATTTGCTCACGCGCGATCGCGGCGTTTGCGCGATTCGTGGCCTCAATATTTGCTGCGTTGGCAGAGTTGGTGCGCTCTTGGCCTATAAAGCCAAGAACGCCAGAACCAACGGTTGCGCCCATAGAGATCGGGTCCATTAGAGCCTCATCAGTCCAGGCGTAGAGAACATCGGCATCACTCGGACGTGTCGAAAATCGGTATGAGTGTCGAGGATGAAATGGGGCTCAGAAGTAACCGCAACGATTCGTTCAATCGGAGGAGCCTCAACAATGAGGGTTGCAAGAGTGGGCATGGTGGCGAGCTCGATAGCCAAGTGCCATGAATCCAAGGAGGCGGCAGCGTTGGAACGGAAGAGTCCGGTAACATAAGACGGCTTATAACGATATTCTGACCAACGTTCTGCATAGGCGAAAGCCTCTTCGTCGACGGAAGTTCCTTGGAGCATGAGCTCTTTTTTGAGAATGGCCTGTTCACCGAGATTGGCGAAGATAGGCTCGTAATAGTCATAGCGCGTTCTAACGGACCAATGTCGGTTGAGTCCTTGCTGGTACGTTGTATCAGCTCTAACAGAGCCCAGGACGAGAAGTTGCCCGTGCTCCACGAAGCTGTGATTAATTCTTGCTTTTCCTCTAGCGACAGCGAATGCAGAGAGATTTCCTTGAGGGGTTTCCGAGTCAGTCGCAGAAGTTTGCGCAATTGGCGAGACGTTAACATCGATTGTTTGACCTCCAATGTATTCCGAACGCTGAAGACGAAAGTCAGGGGACACAACCCCGAATCGAGATAAGAGGAGCTCTACGTAGCGGGTTCCTCCACGGGCGTCGAGCTCCAAGGCCTGCTGCAAAGTAATAGAAGCGCGCCAGGCGTT